ACATATACACACCCTCGTACATCTGTTTGTTCTTAGCAAAGAACCTTGCCCTCAATCCAGAGAGCAATGGCTTCTCCACTACGGTCACGTAATGCGACAGGGCGTCCCATATCTGCAGGTAGTCCAACGGCAGGTCTTCACCCTCTAACGGCTTGTGACAAAAAGCACTGATCGGCAGCTTGTCATACAGCGCAGCGTAGTCTGGCAGGTAAGTCTCGAACCTGAAAGCTTCCCCGTTGTGCGCCTTGACCGTACACCAGATACCCTCAACGTATTCGCCGTGGCCCCGTTCATGGTCGTACAGATACTCAGCTCTGACCAGTATCTTAACTGGCGGCAACGGGCAAATGAAATTCATGTTCTTACCTTATAAGTAGAATAGCGATAAACGAAACGCAGGATACGCCGATGCCGACCATCAACCCTGCCAAGAAAATAAACCATTCAAAGTTATCGCTCATAACTTATGCCCTCGTATTAAACGACACCGCTCTTTGTCCTCTTGTGAAAAGTCTGGACTAATCTCGGCCACATCACACGGCAGTTTTTTCTCAACAGGTTTCTCAGTGCTTGATAGCAGCGGCATAAAAATGAGTGCTGTTATTACCGCAGCGAACAAAACTTTCAGTACGTCGTAAATCAGATCGACTTCTGTTTCTCCCTGTTCTTTATCTTTATCATGCAGTCCCCGCATTTCCACCTCCGCGTTCGTCCGTTCGCACTTGGCATCCATTCACCGCCAGTACGCAAAGGTCTACGCTGGCAACAATTGGTACACCACCGCTCTCCTGTAGCGGCATCAGCTGCCGCCGTTTGCTTCACGCTGCTGATCATTATTTACCCAGTATCTTAATTCCACAATCTGTGCGCACTCACGAAGCTTTGACACATTGGTACGCTTCATTACCTCGATGGCTATCGCCACAAAAGTTTCTATCTCTGCACGCTCTTCGTCTCCCCACCCGATGAGTTCTGTGACGCAGGCTTTAAAACGTTCATCTTTAAGTTTTGCCAGTGCGCTAACAAGATATTCAAGCTCTTCTCTCGGGAGCGCAGCTCTTTCTCGTAACAGGTATTGCATGCGCTCTGCTTGTCCAGCCACAAAGTTTCTGTCTGGCCGCATTCTTTGCATCTCATCCTCTTCTCTCCGACATTTTTCTTTTAATACTATCAGGTATCTTTGGCTTTGGGCACCAACCCAAACAGTCATCCGTCCATGTACCTACGATTAGCACGCCGCCGGGGTTTAACAGTAATAGGCTGGCGGCTCTGGGCGGAGGATCGATATCCGGGTCACGAAACCAGAGCGCGTCTGTTGTCGGTTGTAAAAACTCAGTCATTCTTTTACCTTGATGATCGGTCTGTCGCTAACCTTCCTTTCGACAAACCTGTCAGCCTTGATCACAAACTTGTGTCCGTTGTCATACTTGATATGCACTAAGGATTCTATTTCCTCCCAGCACCCCTCATCTTTGTGCCTACCAACGGTAATTACGTACAGGTATCTTCTACCCATACAACTTTCTGTTTCTTTAGCCGTCAAGAAAACTTCGATTATGCCGTCTTCGTAGACCCATCTTTTACTTGTATTTATGTTCGTGTCTAGTGTTTCTTTAAGAATGACGCCGGCATGTACGGGTAGCGTGAACAAAAGCAAAGCTATTAATCTAATCATCTCTATGCTCCTTCATCCAGTTGACTACATCCTCTTCCAGCCACAAGAGTTTTGACGTGCCGGGTATAACAATCCTTGGCGGCAAGGTCTCTGGCCGACGGCGTGCATCAGAGCGAATGGTATCTACCGCTCTGCGTAACAGCACGGATAGTTCTTCTACGCCCAAGGTCTTAATTGTCATTTGGTTTTTCCAACTCGATTAGTTTGTCAATGTAGTGTCTGGCTTTCATTAAATCTTTCACGCCGTCTTTGTACTTCCATCGAAGCAAATACTTCAAAGCATTACCTTCAAAAAAGTTTAAATTGTTTGCGACGATAATGTCCCACGGTTGGATCGCTTGCCGCGTGTAGTGGTCGCCGCCGACTTGCTTATCATTCGCTGACATCAGTCGATCTCCTTCATGTAGTACGGTGTTTCAAATCCATCGCCACGAAGCGGCAGGTCTTTTGCCCAAGGGATCGGCCTGCCCATGATCTCTTCTGCCAGATGCACATCACGCGGTCCGTCGATCGGCTCCTCGCAGACGACCTCATCGTGGACCGTGGTCAGCAGGGTGAAGCCCTCATCGTCCAGAGCCAGCATGGCCTCGGCCAGCAGGTCTCTGGCGATCGCTTGCGTGATGTTCTCCACCAGCTTGCCGCCGTAGGTTGGCACCCGCGTCCATTGCTTTGTCTTCTGGTCCAGACCTTCATAGGTCAGGGACCCGGCGCGTGCGATCTGGAACTTGCTGCCGTCGCTCTTCTCCCGGTACAAGTCTTCCGCCTCGATACGCGGCTTGACGTAGGCAAGGCGGCGACCAGATGGCAGGGCGATGAACAGGAACCCAGACTCCCAGCTGAAGACAAGGGACGCACGCTTGCCGGCGATCGGCACATCGACGCTAGTCTTGTGTGCGACTGCCATCTTCGCTGCGCTCTCGCAGTCGTACCAGAACTGCACGACCTCGGGGTTCGCCTCACGCCACGCCACCTTGATTGGCTCCAGCTCGTCCTCAGTCAGGCCCATGTCCAGCGCACCCATTGTCTTCAATGCGCCGGCCCCGCCGCCGTAACCCAGCGCCAGCTCTGCGACCTTGCCCTTGAAACGGTAGGGCGACTTCTTGTCTACGCTACCCTTGGGCAGCTTAAACATCTGCTCTGCCGATGCCTCGTAAATTTTACCGTGTGTATTGAACACGTCGATGCGCCACGGGCACCAAGCCAGCCAAGCCACGACACGGGCCTCGATCGCGCTGAAGTCAACGATCACGAACTTGTGTCCGGGTCTGGCTACGAAAGCCGTCCTGATCAGCTGGGACATGGTGTCGAACACACTGCCGAACAGGTTGTCGATCCCCTCGTAGTCGCCCATCCTCATCAGGTTACGGGCAAGGTCGATGTCTCGGTGTTTGTTCTGCGGCAGGTTCTGAACTTGTACAAGTCTGCCGGCCCAGCGGCCGGTGCGGTTGGCGCCATAGAACTGGGTCAGGCCGCGCACGGCCGCGTCGTCACAGGCTGACCGCTGCATCGCGTGATACTTCGACACGCTGGTCTTAGCCAGTTGCTGGCGCAATTCCATGACCCGCTGGACAACATTGTTCTCCGTGCTTTTCAGGATCAGCGGAACCGTCTTCTTGGTCAGGTCGTCAACGTCGGTGCCGTCCTCAACAATCAACCATGCCAGCAGCTGGTTGCGGCTGTTCGGATTGGACAGGCCGGTCAGCCGGATCGCTTCATTGGTCAGGCGCTGCTTGTATATTTGGTCGCAGATAATGGCGGACTCGACCAGCTCCCGGTCGATCATCACACCCTTGTTATTCATCCGCTGGTCCAGCGCCCACAGGCGATGCTCTTTATCAGGGACTGGGAACTTTGCCAGCCTGTTGGCAATCTCGCGTTCAGCGACCACGTCGCCTGCGCAGTAGTCCTTGAACAGGCGCCACTTCTCCCGGTCATGGGTGGGCCTGTTGCGCGTGCGACCCATGTTCGCCTTCGTCGGTTTGCAGGGGATGCAGAAATATCTGATCAGCACGCTGCCGCTGCGCTTCTTCTGCTGGTCTTCAGGTAAGCCGACCACCTTGCCCACGTCGGCAAGGTTACCCGGCAGCCCCAGATACAGGGCATGCACGCTGGTGCATCTCCACTGCATTGGGTCCAAAGCCCTGCCGAAATGCCTACCCAAGCAAGCCAATTCAAAAGCCGCGTTGTATGCGGTCTTGATGACATTGGGATCAAAGATTGCCGTCTCGACCTCGGGTGGCAGGGGTTCGTCTTGCATCAGATCGATAACCCGTACAGGTTCGGCATCGAATGCATAGGCGAACAACATGATTTCAAAATCTGGACTCTCCACATACCTGTGCATCCCGCACTTGCGCAGGTCTACGCTGCTATATGTTTCAAGGTCTATGCGGAGAGTGGTCATCGTAAACTTAAAAGGTGGGGTACTCGCTGCGTCTGAGATCATCAACAAAGTCTTTATCACGGACTTCTACCGTGTCAGCATCCGCTTTCCCCCGGTGAAACTTAACTCAGGAAGTCTTCGTCGGTGTCGCTGAAGTCGTCGCTTGCTTGGCTACGGCCAGACAATGCTTCGCCATCTGCAACCTTCTGCACGTTCTGCAAACCTGCGCCGACACCCTTGTTACCCTTCTGGTTGTAAGGGAAGAAGTTCAACGCCACTCGGCCATAGCAACCGCTGTACACGTCGGCCTCATCCAAAGGAATGAGCTTGCCTTCCATGTCACGCTCGGTGCCTACAACGCCGGGCTTCTGTTTGCTGTTCGCATTCACGAACCAGTGGCCCTTGTACTCTGGGCTGTCGCGCTCAGTATCGCCATCACGCAAAGGCATCTTCAAACCCGCAGGCACTTTACCGCCCCACTGATCTGCGCCTTTCTCTTTGGCTGCGTCGATAGCCGCCTTCACCTTGGCGACAGTTTCCTTGTCGCTCTTGGGGATCAGAACGCATACGCTGTACTTCGGTTCTTGCCCGGCTTCCTGTGCGCGTGGCTTAAACAGATTGGCGTACGACAGACGGACCTTGCCGGTGATTACTTTGGTTCCTGCATCTTTAGCTACTGTAGACATACGGTCTCTCCTATTTAAAGTCTGCATTGGCGGATGCCTCTGCAGTTAATGCTGGCCTCTTATCCTTTACAGGTACCAGCGTTGGTTTACCTGCCGGCTTGACGACCAAGTCTTCAAGCAAACGGGTGAACTCTTTCTTGCCCAAGGCATTCTCCATAGCGGTAATGCCCAGCAAATTCTTTTCATAAATCACGGCTTCGTTGATGCCGTTCTCAATCAATCGTTTGGCAACCTCGTCAGGCTTGGTGTACTTGCGATTGCTTCTGCCCTCGACCAATTTGAAACCCGGTATCGCTTTGCCCTTCTCTGCTTCCTTCAACGCGTAGGCTTTGACATCGTTGAGCCAATCGATTGCGACATCGGCCTTGCTCAGTATCTCGGATATCTGTTCTATCGTTAACAGCTCCGGCTCTTGCAAAGCGAAATCTTTCTGTGCCAATTCGTATGCCTGCTTCGCACGTTGTGGGCACTGGTATCTCGCACGGCAGAATCCCTTTGTGCAATGTTCGCCTGCGACCATCTCGCCCTCACCTGCCCATGCCTTCTTCGCCAATGGCTTGACCACGTCCCTGCCCCAGTCCAACAGCTTGTCTAGGTTGATCTGCTCTGACGAATAGTTATTTAGCCTTGGCTGCAGGATCGTCATGCGGCAATGCTTGATGTCATACAGATGGCCGAACTCGTTATAAGCACCGAGACCATAGAGCCGCATCTGGCTATTGTTCTCTGCTTCGACAGTGATCCCCTTGCCGTACTTCAGGTCCATGACTTCAATCAATTCATCGGTCACGATCACCACGTCACCCGTACCAAAACCCTCTGGCACCCACGGGCTGAAGTCCAGTCTCTGCTCGACCAGAATCTTCGGGTCTTTGCATACGCTGTACGCTTCCTTGATGCGCTCGATCACGGCGCGTACTGCGTCCATGACGTGGTCACGTAGGGCAGGGCTGTCGTACTGTTCAACGTCAGCCGGGTTCAAGTCTTCAGCCGGACGACCAAGGAAGTGCAACAGCTCTTGCTCGAACACCGCATGAGCAAACGTACCCTCGGCTGCAAACACCGATGTCTCATCTGGAAAAGGCTCTTCCATCTTCGCGCTCGGTGTGCAGGTCATCCACTTCTCGGAACCAGATGCGGATAGCTTTGCGTGCAGCTTCACAGGTACGAGGTTGCTCATTTGGCTTCTCTCATTTTCATCATTGCGTCTGCTTGCTCGTACGCCCATTCGGTTATTTCAAACGGACATCCGTCTCCAAAATCGGGGTTTGCCAGCAAACCTTGCATAGCTTTCGCCGCAAAGTAATCGCGCAAGTCCATACCGGTATGGGTGTTAGCAATTATTCGTGGGTCAGACAAATCATCAACTTTTTGAAAGTGTACGTATAGGCTGGGGAATGCTTTCATTTATCATCCTCCATTCGTTTGTGTGCTGAATCTGCGCCGGCTAGGTAAGTTTCCAAGCTGAGTGAGTACCCCTGCAAAAGCTTGTCAATCTCTTTGGTAATTTGGGCCAGTGCAATGTCGCGATAAGCTGGTTCAATGCCCACCATAGCCATAGCCATAATGTGGGTTGCCGCATCGATCATAGCCATACTGGCAAACTTTGTATCGTATTTGTCGATCAGTTGAATTAACCTCATCTTTAAAATTATTACAATCCGTTCAGATTCAATTTCTACCTCACCAAGATCGCTCATTGTTTAG